TTTTTAACCTCGCATCCGCGCCTGCGGTAACACTGAATGAGCCATTCGGCCTGTTCTTCAGTGCATGGGGGATGCTGGTACCAGTCAGATTTGAATGCGTGAAAACACCGTCCGCGCCTGCTGGCAAAGACGGCAGAATCATCAGAATTGTGTAGTCTGGAATTTTGCGCCATCGGCTTTCTCCGGTGGCACAGTGTTACTCAACAGGGGTTCAGCCCTGCGCTGAATTGTAGATGAATTCACTAATCTTCAAAAGCAGAAAAACCAGCCTTAATCCCAGCTTCTTTCAGAGACGGCAACGATGTGACAAATTCATTTGCACGCAAAATAAAACCATCCGTCACAAGCCCATCCACAAAATGAATTAACGCAGCTCCACTCTTCCTTTGTTGAGACTGTAAACATTTAATACGGCAGTGGCTGACAATAGCGCCCTTCTCAACGCGCACAGTATAGAGGCCATCTTCACTAAAAATTTCACGTAATTCTTCGATTCTCATCAACAGAATCCTTCCAGATAAATAGCACTCCCCTGTTCGGGGTCCATCCCTCTTCTCCCTGCGCGCTACTTAAGTATTTTTGATTCTATTCCGGCGCCGTCCGGAACTTCAAACGCGTTAGAAAATAAAACAAAAACCCGCCGAAGCGGGTTAAGTGCGGGTGCGTTGAGGATGCCTGACACATCAGAGGTGGCGAGGGATTTCTCCCCCGCCTGGTCTCTTACTCCTCAGGTTCGTAAGCTGTGAAGACAGCGACCTCCGTCTGGCCGGTTCGGATTCGTACCTCGCAGAGGTCTTTCCTCGTTACCAGTGCCGTCACTATGACGGTTAAACAGATGACGATCAGGGCGATTAGCATCGCCTTTTGCTGCTTCATAGCCTGCTTCTCCTTGCCTTTCGGCACGTAAGAGGCTAACCTACGTGTGTAGAGCATAGATATGGCCTCAGATTAATGTTAAGCGTCTTGCCGGACGCGTAATGTTAACTGGGGCTTTTCTCTATCTGCCGTTGGTGTTCATGCCCGAGGCAGATAGCCTCAAGCACCCGCAGCAATTCTACTTAACTCTCGCTTTACCGCAAACCGTTTTTACCCGATATGGGAATTCCCATATCGTAATGAATTCAGTTCCCTAGTCGATCCATCAAAAACACAACCAGGCAGTAAACGCCCACAACAGCAATAACAGCCAGCGCACCTTCCATTGCCAGTGAAATATCATCCGACATATTCCCTCCTTTGGTGTGAATCCCGGCGAACGTTTTTACCCCCACCGACAAATAACATATACTAAAAAATCAATAGCTATAGCAACGCCTGTAATTGCAAAGGCTTCAGGCCAGATCATTGGCGCACCTCCTGCGGCGGTTCTGGTAGCGGCATCCAGTGTGACGGTTTCCACGACGCACCAGGAATTATCCACCCATCATTAGCGTCAGGATGCCCCGGGATGTAAGTAGCCAATTTCATTCGCCAGTCACCTTTCCTGTCAAACTCCACGGCAACAAGAACGGCTGTTTTGGTATTCGGCATTCGCTCACTACAGCTTATCCAACCATCCGGAGTTACCGGAGAATTGCCAGCCTTGCGCATGGCAATCTCCATGATTTCAACCATATCTCCTGGTGGAATTTTACAATGCTGACCAATATGCCTCTGCTGCCTGGCATATTCGAGGATGTGCTCCAGCTTGATACGATTAATCATGATTTATCTCCCTGAAGCATGGCTTCGCGGCAGTCGTTCCAGCCTTCAGCATAATCACTATACGCAAGAGGCCAACCGTTTCTGTATTCACGCGGCAACTTATCAGGCACTACCAGCGCTGGCGGCGCGGAGAATAGTGGTTTAGGTGATATTTCCGCACGTTTTGCGTATGCTTCAACTGTGTCAGGGTTAAACAGGATTATGTTTTCACCGCATTCCCACGCTATCGGTTCTGCTTCCAGCGATGCCAGTGCAATTTTGAATAACTCGCCCTCTACCCGTGCCATCCCTGAATTGGGGTAGCATTTCGCAATCGCTATTTTTAATTTGGCTTCTTCGATTAATTTCTCTTTGGTTAATTCAGTCACTTTTCATTACCGCCCTTTCGGGCGGCCTCCTGACATTAATCGTTGTGATAACTCATAGCTTCATTTGCAGCATCAACTGGATCAACATCCCACCAGCAATAATTTGGGTCGACACCTTCAGGTGTCCACGGCTCTAATTCATTTTTTGCCGCATTCTCGTCGCCAGTAATTTTAAAAATCTGCTCTGAGAACTTTTTCACCCACTCGTTATATTTTTCAGCGTTAATAACTTTCTGTGCGTTTGACATTGATATACCTCCGGTTAAGGATTAAATTTTTAACAGAGCTAAATTTAATTATTCAGTTCTGGATTTTGTCACCCTGCGTATCCGCGCTTTCACGTTACGCTCAATCTGAATTAGCTTTTCTATATTTCTCCGCCTTTCCCGTTCCTCCTGGCGCAAGATCCTTACATCATCTGCCAGTCTGGTTTCTCTTTTCGCCACAGAGAGCATCCAGTCAAATGGCTCCACAACTGCACCGCAGATTTTACAGCGGACCTGACGCTCTTTTTCGTCAACCCGAACAGAGGCGTGATGACAATATGCTCTTTCCGATGGCTCATAAAGAAAATTAACCTGATTACGTGGGTCATCCTCTTTTACCGGAAATAAAACGATATTGCTTAACTCATCTTCTGGTTTTATTTCCATGCTCTTCTCCTTTGATGTGAATGCCAGCGACAATTGAAGCCTGATAGCTAATTCACTCACAATACCGCCTCCTGAAAATTGCCCTGATAGAACGCCAGTACACGCAGCATAACTTCACTCTTCCGGCACTCGCCACAGATTATGTTCTGTTGTCTGTCGTAGCGGCGTATTTCTCCGTCTGGTAACTTTCGAATCAATGTCTGGTCGGTTGTTTTCTCCGCTGCCTTACGCCATACGCGATACACCTGTTCTGATGTAAAAACACCGTATTTACCGGGCATGTATAAATCGCCGCAAGCCAGTACATCCACAAGGCAACGTCTGACTGAATGCCAGCCTGCTCCCGTCGCTCTCTCCAGTTGTGATATCGTCATGCGTTCATTTTTGCGTACCAGCCCGATAATTCGGGCCTTCAGTTCTTCACGCTGTTCGTGTGTAAAAGGTTTCGCCATAAGCGCCTCCGGCAATCACTTTTCCGACACAATACGACCGGATGAATCGACAATCTGCCGAACAATATCCCGGTGCTTGTTCAGCTCCCGCAGCGCGGCGCAGACACGCTCCCACTTCTGAACCTGACCTTTTGCCCGGCGCAGCTCGCGGTTAGCCACATGCAGCGATGGTAAAATCAGACCATCCGGATGTTTTCTGGTGAACAACGGCTGTGACTGCACTGTGACCGCCACACTTTCAGTTTTTATTTCTTCCTGTGTTTCCGCTTCCCGGACTGGTAACGCAACACCTGTTGGCTGAGGAAAGGCTTTACCATCGGTTTCCGTTACCGATGCAGCTTCCGGCTCTGCCGGTAAATCAGCGCCCGGTATGCAGTAACGAAATTTACCGTTCTGATTTACGCGTGCCAGGCTCCCCGTTGCTGTTACGACCGCCAACGTGGAAGCAACCTTGCGAATGCTAACACCGAACTTATCCGCCAGTTCCTCACACGTTTTAGCCCCATCCTGACAGATAAACTCAATCATCATGTCCGCAGTAACTTTTTGTTCGACCTCCCCGGTCAGCACATCCGGTACTTCAGACTGTGCTGGCTGTTCTTCGGTTACCCCGGATTCACCTTCACCAGCCAGAAACCAGGTGTGACCCGTTTTATCAACAACGCCATTTTTTTGAGTTCCCACAGTTCGTTGAGAACTTCTTCACGGCTGATATCAAGCCGCGCCGCCAGTTCAACAGAATTGGCTTTACCCATCGCTTTCAGTGCATGCAATACGGTTCCCATTAAAATTTCCTCCGGATAAAAATTACTTCTCAAATCAGACAAAACCAGCCGCTTTCCGGCGTTCATACTCCTGTTTCAGCAACTCAATTGGCGTTGGTCCCAACGGGCGTTTTGGTGCCGCCAGTTGTCGCCGTACTGGCGGAACGCTCAGGCCGTTACTAACATGCTTTGCCCATTTCGTCAGCTGCCGTTCTGCAAGCCGTTTTAATTCCCCTTCGGTCATCTGGCGTTCAATCCCCTTTGAACGCATCTCGAGGCAAATGTGATACAGCACAGGCTGAGGCCACGGATATTTGTCGCTTCCGTTATATCGCCAGGACTCATTACGCCAGCGGCGATACTCCTCCATCACAGCATCCACCGTCAGGCCAAATGGATTGGCCCCGCTTTCCGAAATCAGCGCCACAAACTCAGCCAGGTCCGGAGGCCATGTTTCACCCGCCCGGCAGCGGTCCATGCACTGGCGGCAGACCTGCCGGATTTGCTGCTCAGTCATCGCGCCAATCTGTGCAATCCAGAGCTTCGAAGGTGCGGCCCCGTTCTTCTGGGTCCAGCGGTTCGAATAAACCTCCCCCATGAGTTCCCACAGCTTCCAGGCCGTTTCCGTCGCTGATAAATCCGTTTTCACGTTCCCACTGCTCACGTGCTGCCCGAATTTCCTGAACTGCCCGTGATGCGGTGCCACCTGGTGCTGCTGCATGGTTTACCCCCTTGCTGACTGGTTTAACCTGCGCCCTGACGTGATTTACGTGACGGGCGAATTTCTGCTCCCACTGAATCTGCGTAAACACTTTCCCCTCCGCTGCCCAGTAGTCCCGGAATGCGGTAAGTTCAGCAGGTGTAAATTCTGTCTCCGGCAAAGCCATCCCCCACAACGCAGCCCGTCGTCGAAAATCCCGTGACGGATACCAGCTATCGGTCATCGGAAATTTTCCGATGGGTTCGCTCAGGCCATCCAGGAATACATGGGGGGCTGCCTGTAACGACAAAACTTCCTGCTCACTGGTCGGAGCACTCTCGCGTGCGTTATGTGTGGGGTTTAGATCTTTGGGTTCCTTTGGGTTCCGTGATCCGTTTTTGGGTGTCTTTGATGGAAAATTTGGGTGTCTTTGGTTATTTTCCATGCAACAAAGAGTTCCGTTTTTGGGGCTCTTTTGTGCTGAAACATAACCGTTTTCGGTACTGTTTTTATTAACAGCACCAATTTTACCCACCTTTAAAGACACCCGTTTTTGGGTGTATTCAGGCTCGGCAACACTTTCTTCTACACCGATAAGTCGGTACACCACAATTTGCTTTGTTCTGCCTTTTCTCTCACCGGTATCAACAATTAACCCAATCTCCATCAGGTGTCGTAAGCTGTCCTGCACAGTCTTTTTGTTCAGTTCCGTTACTTCTGCCAGTGCAGATACAGACGGGTATGCACACAAATCGGCACCGCACATATCAGCAAGCCAGGTCAATACAGACTTACTGGATGAACTGCCGGTTTTCACCTTTTTAGCCCATCGTAGTGCATCGATACTCATACGAACCCCTGGCAGATATTTGTTTATCTGCAAAGTAATATTGATACTGCTGACGATACGCATGCTTGAAAGCAATAGCTTTTTCTATAAGCTCGTCAGTCTCACGTTCCACAACAGCTGGATCCGCAAAAAGCAGCCCGGACTCCACCACATCGCCATATTCTTTGTTTAATCCGGCGATCATGTACGTAATGCTTTTTCCATCACTGATCTCACGATACAACCTGAAATCACTAATTCGGATAGCCTCCATAATTGCCGGAATCAGCGCCGTGAATTTTTCCCGCTTATCCCTGGTGTCGATAGCTTTCCAGCGTTCGAATATCTTCACCCGGTTAACGCCCAGCGCCCGTTGATCAACCTCGCCATCATTAAACGTGACGCGTTGAACATCGATGTTCGGGCGTTCTTTCAGAGCCCAGAATGCTTCCGTGATTAATATCGTCGCCTGCTCCTGTGTCATTCCTGGTCGACATACCCAGGCATCCAGAGCCTCACAAACCTGTTCAGGGGTGATTTTCATTGTTCAACCGCCCCGCCCGCTTTGCCTTACGATATTCGTCATAAACTTTGGGGTCGTACTGAAGTTCCCCGCCGGATGCCTCTTGCAGGCGCATCGCGCGACCTTCAGGAACCAGTTCCCCCCATTGAGAAACAGCAGATGGATCAACACCAGCAGCTTTCGCTACTTTGGCTTTCGTCCCATAAAAATTAATTACGTCTGATTTAAACATCACCCCTCCAAAGTTGAGTTTTCTCAATAGTAATCACTCAAGGAATCTCAAGTCAAGGGTGATTAAGATATCTAAATATGAACGAGAAAACTTTAGGTCAACGAATTAGAGAAAGACGCAAACAGGTTGGTTTAAGTCAAAACGATTTAAGCAAAGCCGCTGGCGTATCTGGCTCATCAATTTCACTATGGGAAAGCGACCATACAGCCCCGCGCGGGCAAAATTTGCATCGCCTGGCTGAGGTATTGCAATGTTCACCAACTTGGATACTGTTTGGTGACGAGGATAAAACACCAGATCCACCAGTTGCACTCAACAGCGCCTTAGACTTATCGGAAGATGAGTTGGAGATGTTGCGATTGTATCGCGCACTTCCAAAATCAGAGCAGCAAGCACAAATCAGCGAACTCCGTGCCCGCGTTGAGAATTTTAATCGCCTATTCACCGAGCTACTAGAAGCTCGCAAACGTAACAAACATCAGTAACCCCCTTCACAAATTTTAAAGCCTTACATTTCAATGTATTGGCTTTATTTTGCATTAAATATTGAGTTTTCTCATTAAAAATACTTGACCAACATTCATGAGAAAACTAAATTACCACCCATCAAGACACCGCACGGTGTTCTCAGCAAACAGTTCCGCTACCCGGCGTTAAGGGGAAATGAGGTCAGCATGGATACTATCGATCTTGGCAACAGCGAATCTCTGGTATGTGGCGTGTTCCCCAACCAGGACGGCACGTTCACCGCGATGACGTATACCAAAAGCAAAACGTTTAAAACCGAAAATGGTGCCCGTCGCTGGCTGGAAAGAAACTCAGGTGAGTGATATGGATTTCGACACAATCATGGAAAAGGCTTATGAAGAATACTTCGAAGGTCTTGCCGACGGCGAAGAAGCTCTCAGCTTCAACGAATTTAAACAGGCGCTTTCCAGCTCGGCAAAATCTAACGGCTGATAAGCGAAACAGCACCGCGAGGAATCAGTATGCAGAAACGAGAACCCGTCATCATCGCACCAGACTATACCGATGATGAACTTTATGAGTGGATGCGCCAGAAAATTAATGCAGCGCAGGATCTGAAATGGGCCAATGAAGCCAGGGCTAAGCAGGCTGAAAAACTGTCCGCTCTGGAGCAGGATATCACCAATCTGGAAAAAGCAGCGGCATTAAGCATTGCCAGAATGATTACATACCCGCGTTAATAGCTAACCAACGAAGCTAAGGTTGGTAATTAAGTAGTTCTCCACGGGTGAGGTGGAGTGCGTGCGCCGGACGCGGGTGAGCATCCGGCACTGACAGTTTACTGAAAGGATATTTCCCTGAAAAGTCAGACCATAACGCGAAAGCGCACGGCGAGGTAGCTGGTTCATAGATAGCCTGTCGTTAAATTTTCGTCGACCGTGCGCTTCCGGTTGTGGCAACCCGCGAAATGGTGCGGCGGTAAGTATGGCGGGGTTATTTCTTCCCCGTTGAGGACACCGGGTTGTCAGGTTGACCATACGCTTAAGTGACAACCCCGCTGCAACGCCTTCTGTTATCAATTTTCTGGTGACGTTTGGCGGTATCAGTTTTACTCCGTGACTGCTCTGCCGCCCTTTTTAAAGTGAATTTTGTGATGTGGTGAATGCGGCTGAGCGCACGCGGAACAGTTAAAGCTAAAAACAGCGTTATGGGTGATTCTGTATTCCGGCGTTAATTGTTAACTGGTTAACGTCACCTGGAGGCACCAGGCACCACATCACAAAATTCATTGTTGAGGACGCGATAATGGAAACGTCACTACCAAACGTTAATACGTCTGAAGGGTGTTTTAATATTGGTATTCTGCTCAGTAACCGGGAGTTTACTGAAGACGCCATCAGGATGAGAAAATATGAGCCTTATCTTCTCAATGATAATTCCATACTCTCCAGAATTGCCCTTCTTGAACTTGGCATTTTCGGAGGGCAGCAGTGAGTTCAGCGTTTGCACTGATGATGACGGTTTTTCTTATAACAGGTGAGCCACAGAATGTGATTACCGGAATTTATGCCAGTAAAGAATCCTGCCATCAGGCAAGAGACGAGCAAAAAATTTCCGGTGAATGTCTCCCGTTAAACAAAGTATCGCTGTACCTGAATAACGAAATACCGGCTGGATAACCCGCCAGCCGCATTAACGCCATACCCGTTGATTAAGCATGCCAGCAATGGCAGGGATTCGTACAACCTTAAAATAGTTATGAGGTTTATCAATGAGCACTGATAAAGAAGAAATTGCACTGTATTACGAAGCCAAAAATGACAAAGTCAGAAAACGCCTTGGGATTAAAGGCGGTTTTTACTGGCGCACAGCAAAAAAATTATCGGTTGCAATATCACGGGGTGTTGTCGCAATGGACGATGCTGGATTTGACGAAGAGGATTTCAAAAAACCTGTTCGCGTGAATTTGCCCATTGTTAATGACCTGCCGCCTGAAGGTGTGTTCGATACTGAATTCTGCAACCGCTATGAAAAAGGCGGGGAAGATGGCATCACAATGATATTTATAGCGCCTTCCCCCTCAGTTCAGGACAAACCAGCCAGCACTGACAATACCAACGTCAATGGCGAAGACATGGCTGAGATTGAGGATAATATGCTCCTGCCGATTTCCGGTCAGGAACTGCCCATTCGCTGGCTTGCGCAACATGGCAGCGAAAAACCGGTAACGCACGTTTCACGGGAAGAACTTCAGGCATTACATATCGCACGAGCTGAAGAACTGCCTGCTGTTACTGCCCTGGCTATTTCCCACAACACAAAGCTGCTCGACCCGCTGGAGATTCGCGACCTTCACAAACTGGTACGCGACACAGACAAAGTTTTCCCTAATCCCGTTAATTCCAGTCTGGGGTTAATGACTGCTTTTTTTCGAAGCATACCTGGACGCTGACTATACCGATCGAGGTCTGCTGACAAAAGAGTGGATGAAAGGAAATCGTGTTTTACGCATCAGCCGCACGCCATCCGGCGCTAATGCTGGCGGAGGAATTCTTACCGATCGCGGTGAAGGTTTTGTCCACGATGATGCGTCAGTGGAACGTGACGTTGCCGCTGGCGTTCTGGCCCGTTCAATGGACATCGATATTTACAATCCACATCCGGCACACGCCAAACGCATTGAAGAAATCGTTTCAGATAATAAGTCCGCCCTTTTCTGTTTTTCGTGACAAATTCATCGCCATGCCTGGTCACCTGGATTATTCCCGCGCGATAGTGGTTGCGTCCGTGAAAGAAGCACCAATTGGTATCGAGGCTACTCCCCACCGTGTTACCGAATATCTGAACAAAGTACTGACCGAAACCGACCATGCCAACCCTGATCCAGAAATCGTGGATATTGCCTGCGGTCGCTCCTCTGCTCCAATGCCGCAGCGTGTAACAAAAGAAGGAAAACAGGATGATGAAGAAAAACCGCAGCCATCTGGCGCAATGGCAGATGAACAGGCAACGACTGAAGCAGTGGAACCGGATACAACTGAACATAATCAGGACACGCAGTCGATGGATGCTCAGCCACAGATAAATTCTGTTGATGCGAAATATCAGAAACTGCGGGCAGAACTCCATGAAGCCCGGAAAAACATTCCGCCCCAAAATCCTGTCGATGCAGACAAATTACTGGCTGCCTCTCGCGGAGAATTTGTTGAAGGGATTAGCGACCCGAATGATCCGAAATGGATTAAGGGGATCCAGACCCGCGATTCTGTGTACCAGAATCAGCCAGAAACGGAACAGAACGACCAGAAAGCGGAACAGAACAGCCCAAATACGCAACAAAACGAGCCAGAAACGAAACAACCTGAACCAGTAGTGCAACAGGAACCGGAAAAGATCTGCACCGCCTGCGGTCAGAGGAGTGGCGGCAACTGCCCTGATTGTGGCGCGGTGATGGGCGACGCAACATACCAGGAAACATTCGATGACAAGAACCTGGTTGAAGTTCAGGAAGACGATTCGGAGAAAATGGAAGGCGCTGAACATCCACACAAGGAGAATGCTGGCAGCGCTCAGGACCACGCCAGCGATAGTGAAACTGGCGAGACGGCAGATCCCTTAATTACGGTGAACGGTCATCGCATTATCACATCCACCAGCAGGACGTGTGACCATCTAATGATCGACCTTGAAACCATGGGAAAAAATCCTGATGCCCCGATTATCTCAATAGGTGCAATATTTTCGATCCGCAAACCGGAGATATGGGACCGGAATTTAGTAAGACTATCGATCTGGAAACTGCTGGCGGAGTCATTGATCGGGACACCATTAAATGGTGGCTTAAGCAATCACGCGAAGCGCGATCTGCCATTATGACCGATGAAATCCCGTTAGATGATGCACTGTTACAATTGCGGGAATTTATCGACGAAAACTCCGGTGAATTTTTTGTTCAGGTCTGGGGAAATGGAGCCAACTTCGACAACACGATTTTGCGCCGTTCATACGAACGGCAGGGGATCCCCTGCCCGTGGCGTTACTACAACGATCGCGATGTACGCACAATCGTTGAGCTGGGGAAAGCCATAGACTTCGATGCCAGAACGGCTATTCCATTCGAAGGTGAGCGCCATAATGCACTTGATGACGCCCGTTACCAGGCAATATACGTTTCAGTTATCTGGCAAAAACTGATCCCGAG